CGTGGAACGGACCAGGCGGGCATCACTGCTGCCTGATAACATCGAGCTCATCCGCGGCATGAAACCGGGAAGGGTGCCATTCGTGCAGCGCGGTTCGATGCCGGACACGTCGGTGGTGTATTTCCATAGCGACCTAACGCCTTTCTCTTCCGGGGGTCAGAAGTACGCCGACACCGTGGCTGCGGATTGCGAGGGCAAGCCTCCGGCTTATGTGCTCCGGATTTTCTATGGGCACACGACCGACACGGTCGGGCTGGCATTTCCCACGTTCAGCCGCAAGGTGCACGTCGTGCGCCAGGAGATGCTGCCGAGCGACGGCACCAACTACCTGTTCATGGATCCGGCCGGCGATCGGAATTGGTTCATGGTCTGGGTGCGCGTGGCGCCAGGGAACCCCAGGAGGGTCTTCATCTACCGCGAGTGGCCAGACTACGCGCGCTACGGAGAGTGGGCTGTGACGAGCGAACGCCAAGCGAGCGGCGAATCACGCAAGGGATGGGATGGCGATCCAGGACCAGCCCAGCAGAACCTCGGGTGGGGCGTGTCCCAATACAAGCGGCAGATCCTCGATGACGAGACCGTGGGTTGCTTCGTGGACAGGGACGGGCGGGTCATCGAGCGGGATCCCTACCGCGTGCGGATTCTCGAGAATGCATCGAAGCCAGGGATCCGACGGGAGGCCCGGCGAGAGGAGGTGCGAGTGCGCAAGATCGACCCGCGCGCCGGCAAGAACCCATTCGCCGCCGAGGATGGAGGCACCAACCTGATCGATCTTTTCGCTGCCAGGCAGGACGATGGAGGCGAGTTCGGAGCGCCGATGGAGATTCTGCCAGCGTACACCGGCCGTGGGATCGACGATGGATTCACGCACGTCAATGAACTCCTGGTCTACCGGCGGAACCAACCGTTGTGCCCGTTCATCAACGAGCCCAAGCTATTCGTCGCTGAGAACTGCCACAACGTGATCTGGATGTTCGAGAATTACACCGGGCACGGCGGCGAAACCGGAGCCTGCAAGGATCCTGCCGACCTGGTGCGATACATCGCCCAGGACCAGGAGCTCATTCATCTCAGTCCCGAAGCCATGCAGACACGGCCTGGAGTGACCTATTGAATGAAGGAAAGGGTATACACCTCGAAGGCGCTCGACCGACTTCCGCTGCTACTAAGCCTGTCGGAGTTCGCTCGGTGGCTTGGCGTCTCGAGGTCCTCTGTGATGCAGATGCGGCGCCGCGGAGAGATTGCGACAGTCAAAGTGGCGAAGCGGCACCGGTACCCGAAATGGGAGTTGCAGCGGCTCGCGAACACGAAACAGTCAACGGCCGAATCAACCGATGAATATGAGCGACGAAGTGACCCTGGCCAATGATCCCAAGAACCCGCGCTTGTCCGAGTTGCAGGACGAGTTCAAACGATGCAGTCCCGCTGATGGATTCTGGGACAGGCTCGCGGACAACGAACGAATCAGGTTTAACCTCTGGGTGAACCAGAGCTCGGATGCCAAGAAGCATGGCACACGGGAAATCCCTGCCAAACCCTGGGAGGGTGCGTCGGACCAGCGCGTGTTCCTGGCTGACGAGGTGATCAACGACGACGTGGCGATCAATTGCAATGCACTCTGGAGGACACTGCTCGATGTCCAGGGAGTCGGCATCGAGGACCAGGCCGACGCCGCGGTCGCCAGGCAGGTGATGACATGGATGATTCACAACGTGCAGGAGGAATCCCTGGACCGGGAGGTGGAGCTCTCGGCCCAGTACATGAAGACGTATGGCTGGACGGTCCTGTACACGACCTGGGAACGGGAACTGGCGCTCAAGACCATCGAGGTCATGGTGGGCCAGCTCCCTCCGGAGGTTCTGGAAGCCATCATCGATCCCACCCGCGAGGACGAAGCGATCGCTTTCGTCGATGGCATGTGGTCCAACTGGGTTGGCCAGGCCACCAGTGCGGTGCTGGATGAACCTCCGGAGTTGAGCACTGACGAGGCTAAGCGAATGGTGACGGAGCTGAGGACGAACGGCAGCACGAAGATCGCTGTCCCCTACGTCTGCCGCAATGAACCGAGCATTCGTGCGCTGCGTCCTTGGGTTGACGTCTTCGTTCCAGACGACACCGGCGACATTCAGCGCGGCCGAGTCTACGTTCGGCTCTACTTCCGGACCGAAGAGCTCGACGAGAAGGTGGTGACGGAGGACTGGAACAAGGAATGGGTCGAGGCCGCCAAGAAGACCAAGGGCCAGAAATCAGTCTGGTCGACTTCCATCACGCCCAATCCCCTGGACCGGTACGAGGCCGTGATCGATGACGCCAACGAATACGTCGAGGTGGTCTACGCCTACTCGAGGCGAATCAATGACCAGGGACTGCCGGCGATCTATCTGACTGTTTTCTCCCCCCACTTCACCAAGGGCGAGAGCAGCCAGGACGACCTGGCCGCGACGCACGGCATCCTGGATTATTGGCACGGACGGTCTCCTTTCGTGGTCTTGGTCAACGAATGGATCGCGCAGTCCATCACGGCCTCCCGCGGCGTGCCGGAGGTGGCGTGGCCCATGCAACGGGTCGAGAAGGTCGAGGAAGATTCGCAGATCGACCGGGCGGCGCTGACCACGCTTCCTCCTCGTCTTGTGCCTGGCAGGCTCCTAATGGAGAACCGCAACCTCGAGTTCGGGCCTGCCTCGATCGTGCCGATCCTCCGCGGCGAAGATCCGAAGTTCATGTCCGTCCCGACGCGCGATGGGGTTTCGGACGCCATCCTGGCACGCAACCGCATGCGGGTGGATTCGTACTTCGGACGGTTGTCTGCGGAGATTCCACCACCGCGGTCGCAGATGCGCCAACAGTTCGGAGTTTCGAAGTTCCTGCGAGCCTGGGGGCGGGCCTTCAGGCAGGAGTGGGCGCTCATTCAGCAGTATATGTCGCCAGAGGAATGGGAGCGAATCACCAACGTGCCGAAGCCGCAATGGGGTCCCAACGAGGTGGGACGTGGATACGACCTGATGTTGGCGATCGATGTGCGGGAGTTCGATGCCGACTTCGTGGTCAAGAAGCTGCAAGCGGTCTCGCAGTTCGTCCTGCCCGAGGACGCCGCTGGCGTCATTGATAGAGCTAAGCTCGTGATGATGAAACTGCGGGCGATCGACCCCATCCTGGCACAGCAGATCGTCGTCAATCAGAGCGAGGCCAGCCAGGCCTTGTTCCAGCGCGTTAACCTCGAGGTGGCGTCCATGTTCCTGGGCAACCCACCACAATTCATTGAGAACGATCCCACGGCGATGCAGCAGATGAACTTTGCCCAACAGATCGTCCAGGCGAATCCGAACTACACCCAGGCGCTGCAATCGGGTGGGCACTTCAGCGAATCGATGAAGCTCTGGGCGGACAACCGGATGCAGAGCGTCAAGCAACAGCACAACAAGGTGGTCGGCCGATTGGGCGTCGACCCAACCGCTAACCAAACATGAGCTCCTGGCACGAGATCGATGCAGCACTTGGCGAGATTCCACCGGATCACCCGTGGTATCGGGCCGTCGTCGCCCTGGTGGACGAGCTGAAGCACGAGTCCTACATCGGCGTCCTGGCGCCGCCAGGGCAGGCCACGTCCAATGATTCGCGCAACTACGATTCCGGCCGGGTGGCCATGGCGGAGGACATCCTGACGAGACTTCGTGGCCGCTACTCGGCACTCCAGCCCGAGCGTTAGCGTTACAGTCCACCGTAGAAAGTTTGCTCACTTGTGAGCGTGAGTGAGCGTGAGTGAGTTATTCGTCCAGTTGTGGTTTCTTGAGCCCGACATTTCCCTTGTGACTTGAGTCCATACGGTGCTTTTGCATGGCGGCAGCGATGGAAATCCATGCCATGCAGATCCCGGGTGGTTCTGGCGGGCCCCCTAGACGGTCATGGCCGGCGGCAATCCTAACGGACTTGCCGCTGCGCTTTTATTGACCGCCTGGGCTGGCTTACCGAGCAACCTGGTATGGCTGAGACGAAGGGCGACGCGGAGGCCCCAACACCCGCGGTGAGTGGCAGTGGAGGGAGCAGTGAAACTTTGTCTACCGACGACCTGGCATTTCTAATGCAGGAAGAGGCAGACGCCGCCGGGAGACCGGCGCAGACAACTCAAGCTCAAGATACAGCAGGTGCGGATTCTCCGCGTGACGCGCATGCCAACGCGACATCCCCGCAAGGGGAGGACCCGAAGGCTCCGCCGGCAGCGGACGAGGATGACGCCGAAGACGACACCGACACTGAGGACGACGCTGAGACTGACCAGGATGATCCTGACGAGATCGAGGCCGAATCAGACGAGGAAACTGACGAGCAGGAGAGGCCGAAGAGCCGGCTGGAGAGACGGATTCCGAAACTTGTTGCTGAACGAAACCAGCTCCGCAAGGAATTGGCGGAGCTCAAGCGCAGTGGGGCAAACCAGGGTGGAATTCCGCAGGACTTTCTCCTGAATGACCCGGAGTACAAGCGGCTGCATGATGCCGAGACGGCAATCCAGACCGTGCTTGCCGGCACAAGGAAGCTGCGCTTACAGCTCGACAATGATCCGGACGAGGGACTGAAGGAATTCGGCAGGATACTCAAGATAACCAATCCTGATCTCGACGAGGCTAAGGCCTGGGTAGACGAATTCTACGAGGAGCAGCGCGGGCGAATGGGTGTGGCAATTGCCGAGCGAGTGGCGCGGCGTTCCGAGCTCCAGCGTGAGAGAGTGGCCCAGAGGGTGGCATGGATGAAAGAAGTCGATTTGGACATGCCATGGGTTGGGAACCGAAAGGACCCGAGGCAACGCTACCGAGCCGCAATCCTCAAGGAGTACCCGTTCCTCGAGCACATTCCAGGTGGGCCGTGGATCGCTGCGGTGGCCGCGCATAAGATGGCGAAGATGGAGAATCGTGGGAAGTCCACAGGGACTCAGGCTCCGGCGGGAACACAGCAGAAGGAACGAAGGGTTCTGCCCTCTGGAAACGTCGGCACATCCCAGGCCATTCGCCAACCAATCGGTGATCGGAACAGGCGTTTGAGTGATGCCATGAAGCGTCACACGGAGAATCCGGACGATGCTG